CATTCGCGGCGCAGTATGTTGCTGCTCGTGTAGCTGAGTCGGTAGAGCGTAACATTTGGCAAGGAAAGTACGCTATCGCTGACGGAGGCACTACTGGAACATACAACAATTTCGCGGGTATCATGAACCATATTGTTGCAGGTGCTCCAGCGGTCGAGGACTTGTTAACTGGTGTAACAACCAAAGCCAACATCCTTGGTCGATTGACTGATTTGTCCGAGCAAATTCCAGACGCTTTGGCGGGTGACCCTGATACAAAGCTTTATATGTCTCGCGGCATGAAGCAGCTGTATTATGGTGCTTTAGCCGGAACTGCTGAGTTGACTTTCCACGCAGCCGAAGCAGCAAACTTCTTCAACGGCTACGAAATCATCACTCCAGGCGGTATGCCGAATGACTCCTTCTTGTTCAGCAAGAAAGAAAACCTGTATTTCGGAACTGACTTGTTGACTGACCACATCGAAGCGGCCGTTTTGAACTTGATGCAAACAACGGGAGACGATGTCACTCGAATCATCATGAAGTTCTCAGGAGGTACTCAGGTCGTTGACCTCGATTCTATCGCTGTAGCTCGCCGCTCATCCTAATTTGAACGGGAGGGGTTTCGGCTCCTCCCTTTAATTCCTCTATCACATGGCTTGTACATTAACAATCAACGGCAGGGCGTTTCCCTGCAAGGATAAAATCGGAGGAATCAAGCGCGTTTGGATTAAGCAATTCGACGCGACTGATTGGGGAACTATTACGGCGGGCGTAGTTGCTGCGGGAACTGCGATCACCGTCTTCGGTTTCGAACTCACAAAGAACTCCGGTTCATTCCAACAAGCAGTAAATGCTTCAATGGAGAACGGAGTTGTTTTCTACTCTCAAGTTCTTGAGATGACTATGCCAAACCTCATTGCAGCGGACAACGTAGAAGTTGCCGATTTGCTCAAGGGGCGGTTGACAATCATCGTTCAAGATGTCAATGATAACTATTTCGCGATGGGTCACACTCAAGGAGCTGAAGCTTCTGGAGGTACTATCGGAACGGGAACAGCAAAAGGAGACCTCAACGGGTATCAATTGCAGTTCACCGCAGAAGAAGCAATCCCTGCTCCATTCGTTGCATCTGACGACGCGAATATTACGTTCACCTCTGTTTGATTCTGTTTTTTTGGTTAGGTTCAAAGAAGGGGGAGGGCATTACGTCCTCCCTCTTTTAGTTTAAAACGATATGATACATCTCAATCCCAACTCAGCCACCGAGCAGACTGTCTATCTCACTCTTCAGGAGATGAAGAAAGACTTCGATACGTTCGCAAATTATCTCGTACTTTTCCAGAGCATGGCAAGCCGCGAAGATTACTATTTCATTGGAGATGTCTCAACAGACAATCCGAGGTACACCGCGCTTTCTATTTTCACCAACGTCGACGATCCTTTGAACGGGGATATCTTACTAGAGGAAACGGGTCAATACTTCTATAAGGTTTGGGGGCAGAACTCAACCACTAACCTAGACCCAACCGACACAACTGTTGTCGTACTCATCGAAGAAGTGACACTCCATGTAACGGGAGCAGTTGGCTACAACATCCCAACTATCGACGTTCCCGATAACGTTATCTACTATCAGTAATGGACATACTAAAACTCAGCCAATACCAAGAAAGGAGCTACGCGGAAAGCGCAAACTCTAAAGGCTTCGTGAACTACGGGGACGATAACCTCTTCCCGCAGTACCTCATTGACCTCTTCCACTCTTCGTCCACTCATAACGCTTTGACGACTACCATTGCAACGATGGTCTTTGGAGAGGGTTTTGATGCTACGACTTTGGACGGTCGTTTGGCCTTTGACCAATGGAATCTCAACGACGAGCTTCGCAAGGCTTGTGTAGACTTTCAAATTCAGGGCGGCTTTGCTTTGGAAGTGAATTGGTCACTCGATAGGACGACTATCGCAAACATCTCTCACCTTCCTTTTGAGAATATCCGTTCGGGTTTCGTTAACGAAGATGAGCAGGTGAACTACTACTATTATTCCAAAGACTGGAGCAGTAAGAAGGAGGAGGTAGATGAGATATGCACCTTCGACCCTGAGAGGAAACTAGACCACCCGACGCAGATATTTTACGTAAAGCCGTTTTCACCGGGTTCTTTCTACTATCCCAAGCCATGCTACACGGGTTCGATTGACTACATAGAGCTTGATAAGGAGATCGGAAAGTATCACATCAACAACATCAAGAACGGGATGTCGCCGTCTTTTTCTATCCACTTCAAGAACGGTATCCCACCACAAGAGGAGAGAAACCGTATCCGAATGGATATAGAGCGACAGATGTCCGGGGCAAGCAACGCGGGGAAGTTTATAGTCACGTATTCCGACGATCCCGAAAGGAAGCCAGACTTTGAGCCGTTCCAATTGTCCGACGCTCACAATCAATATCAGTTCCTTTCTGAAGAGGTAACCGCAAAGATTATGGTCGGGCATAGGGTTACGAACCCGCAGATGTTTGGGGTTGCTGTACCGGGAAAGCTCGGAGGCGGTGGAGAGCTTGCAGAATCTGCGGAGCTATTCGAGCAAAACGTAGTAAGACCAAACCGACGGATAGTCGAGGAGACCGTTAAAACACTTTTACGGGCTGCGGGCTTGGATTCCGCCGTTCTTGAGTTAAGCAGTCAAGAGGATGAAGTGAACCTCGACGCATCGTGGGAACACCTCGACGCATTAGGAGAGGATATAAGCGACGAATGGGAGCTGATTGATGAAGTGGAGGTGGATGATGAATTGGAAGCCGCTAGGGATGCTCTATGGGCGTTTGCGCAGCGTGTTCCGGGTGATGCTAAGCGCAAATCTGAAATGGATAACGAAATTGTCCGAATCCGCTACAAATATGATGGCGGTTTGACTGATGATAGCCGTGAATTCTGCAAGAAAATGGTCAGAGCCCGAAAGGTTTGGAGGAAAGAAGACATTGAGGCCGCAGGTGCTTTAGCAGTCAACCCCGGATTCGGCCCAAATGGCTCAAACACCTACTCGATTTGGGAATTTAAGGGCGGGCCATGGTGTTCCCATCGCTGGATTCGCCAAACATACCTCAAGAAAGACAACAATCGAAAGGTCGATGTGGCCGAAGCAAAGCGCATTATCTCCCGACTACCCATTGAGGAGCGCAAAGCCAACCAAATCAAGTCGGAAGTTGGCGGTATTCAGGACATTAAACCCCGCAACATGCCGAATAACGGCTACCTAAACCCCCGATAATGGCACTACAAGCAGAAGTTCTCTTCGTGAATCCCGATTATATCAAGCGGATCACCAACATAAACGCGAGTGTAGAGGATTCCTACCTCGTTCCGTCCGTTATTTTGGCTCAAGACAAGTACATCCAACTCTATTTGGGTACGGATTTACTCGAAAAGCTAAAGACAGAGGTCACTCAAGTAGGCGGGCCTACCGGAAACTACGCTCTTTTACTCGATAACTACGTCCGCAAGGCAACGCTTTGGTGGACGATGGTTGACCTTATGCCGTCGCTGTACGTAAAGATTGACAACGGAGGACTGGCAATCCGAGTATCTGAGTATACAACGGGTTTTTATCCCGACGATGTCCACCGAGAGACAGAACGCGCACGAACCAACGCTCAATTCTACACGTTCCGACTGTACAAATACCTTTGTAACAACTCCTCGCTCTTTCCAGAGTATTCATCGAATACGGGAGCTGATATGCTGCCCCAACCGGCGGACTACTATCAAAGCGGCTTGAGTATCTCACGCGGTGGAAGCGGTGTCGAAACTGTTGACTTACGTTATCTGTTCAAATGAGAAACAGCAGAGAAAAAAATATTACCCTACTAAAGAAGTTCCTCGATGATTTCAATCGAAACAATACTAACAATCCTCCCAAGCCTTCTCGGGATCATAGCGGTATGGGTAAACCTAAACCGCGACATTGAAAAACTAAAGGGTCGCGTCATCCGAGTAGAGAGCGACAAAGAAGAACTGAAGCAGATGATGAAAGAAGTCATTGAGTCAGTTCACAAAATTGAACTCTTACTCGCAAAGCGATGAGGTACTTCAAGCTAGAAGAATTTGAATGTCCATCGGAACCGGGAACGGGGTGCATGATGTGTCCTGATTTCTTGGAGCTACTCGATGAGGCCAGAGATTACGCGGGGATCGCGTTTGTGATAACGAGTGGATTTCGTACTGTCTCCTACAATCGCGAGCTAATAGAGCAGGGATTCAGCGCATCAAGGAACTCGACCCACCTCATCGGATTGGCTGCTGATATACGGGTACGCAACTCCTCGGAGCGTTGGATAATCCTTGACGCTCTTCTCGAAGTTGGCATCACGAGGATAGGAATCGGAAACGGTTTCATCCATTGCGACGCTGACCCTCTCAAAGAGAACCACATTATTTGGACATATTAAACCCCTGAAAAGATGTCGCAGTTTCGCCCTCGTTTAAGTCAGCAACAATACAAAGCTCTCGAAAACCTACGGGCAAACGAACGGCGAATACTTGTGATTGGGGACACGCATGAACCTTTTTGTATTGGTGGTTATTTAGAGCATTGTATTGACACATACGAGCGTTTTAACTGCAATCAAGTTATTTTTATCGGCGATATTATCGACAATGCATTTGCGTCGTTTCATGAGACTCCAGCCGAACTCCCATCTGGTCAGGACGAACTAGATTTTGCAATTGCAAAGGTGCAAGAATGGTACAAAGCATTTCCGGTCGCAACAATTATAACGGGCAACCATGACCGGATAATCGCTAGGAAGTTAGTCAGGTCGGGAGTCCCTCAGAAATGGCTTAAATCTTACAATGAAGTTTTAGGAACCCCCACATGGGATTGGGTGGAGCGCATTGTATTTGATGACGTTCAGTACATTCATGGTGAAGGAGGCAGCGCACGAACCAAAGCCAAAAACGACATGATGAGCACGGTTCAAGGTCACATCCATACCCAATGCTATGTGGAATGGAATAGCGGCATGAA